CCAGAATCACACAACAAGGTACTAATCAAGTATTTGGACAAAAGGCTTCTGATGCTTATGGTAAGTTTCAGAATTTCATTATGCCACTATGGAAAGGTAAACAATGACAGCACAAGTTGTAACTATATCACCAACCACACTCCCTGATGGATGGGCGAGCGAGGGAATCGTAAAGGTATCCTGGGACTGGCTATCTACTGATGCAGGAGTAGTCGCTGGAGCAGTAACCACCTATAAAGTCAGGGGTGTTTTAGGTTGGTTTGAGGCTATTCCCGATCCTTCTGGAACTACCCCTACCGCAGCCTACACCTTCACTGTGAAAGACGAAGCCGGAACTGATCTTCTGCACGGTCTTGGAGTTGGCTCTGCTACTGCTACGGCTACGGTAACTAAAGGATTTGCAGATGGACTTGGTGGTATTGCCACTCCTTCTACACTGACTTTAGCGGTAGCGGCTGCTGGTGATGCAAAGGGCGGTATTCTAAATCTATACTTCCTTGTATGAAATTAGAATTTTATCGCGTGAGGGCGTATGGACATAGCTAGATTTTTTATACCGATAATTGCGGGGAAGAAGGCGGTTGATAGCCTTCTTGCTGGGATAGCGGCATGGCAAGAAGACGCTACCCTTGTTCATTGCGCCGGACTTGAGGCAGCGGCATTCGCCGACAACAATCACGTCTCTCCGAATAATCTCAATTTTTGTACGGTAATTGATACTGGAGTAAATAAACGAATCAGGCAAGACGGATATGTTTATGGCGCGAAGTTATTGTCAAATATAGTTGATGCCAACAGTTCCGTTAAGTTTATCGTTCTTCGCCTAAACGGTACGGATTACGATTTAGTAAGCACATCAGAAACATTTGCATTAACTTCAACTGGCGTTGGTACTTATTCGTTTACTACTCCAATTGCATGTTTAATTGGCGATTACTTTGGGTGTGTTGTTATGAATAGCGCGGCAGTTGCAAAACCACAGGCAGAATTAAAAACAGCCGTTGGGCTTGCTGTTGCATATAAATTTGCAGACGTGACCGCCAGTAATACGTTATCTGCTATTGCAAACCTAACCCTCGACTTGGAAGCACTAACAAAACGCCCCTACGTTGTGGCAACTGGAGACAGTATACCCGCTGGATTTTACAATAGACAGGGATGGTACGATGCCTTTACGGGGGCGGTGACGGAAGACCCTGTAGAACAATTGCAATTATTGTCTCCCACTATGAATTATCAAAACCACAGTAAGGGAGCGCAAACTTGGGCGTGGGTAAGATCTACTGGTGTCGTGAGCGCCTTAGCGACAAGCCCAAAATATGTGATTATCCATTGCGGAGTAAATGACCTGAATACTGCGAGAACTTGGGAGCAGGTCGTAGCTGATATGGACGCGGTAAAGGTACTGTGTGATGCCGCTGGAGCAACAATGCTTGTCGATGAAATCTTGCCCTGGACAAATGGAACAGATGAACAGTCAGCGACATTAAGAACTTGGAACGCCGCTTATGCTACATGGGTCGCTGCTAACGCAGGAACTTATTTGGTGACAATACACGATGCTTTCGGAAAAGTCAGGGCTGGAACAGGCGAATTAGACGATTTGGCAGACGCTTATGATGATGATGGCGTGCATATTCTACTGGCGGGCAAACAAGCAATGGCGGCAATTTGGAAGGCGAAATTACAGGCAATTGCATAAAATAGTCATTTCAAGGAGGTTATTTGCTAGAGTTTAATTGTCTTATGAACCCCCCAAGGTTTTTGGTGAAGTGGAAGAAACACCGCTTTACCTTCGCCCTGAATGAAACAGATACATCTCTTGTTCCATTAGTGTCAAAGTTTGCCATCCAAGACAAGTGGTTATTGGCTCACATTGAAGGAACGACAACAAAAGAAGATGTAATTGGACAGATGGTACAGTACAGAATAGACGTGAGAGATAAAACAATTTACATAGTGTTTGATGCTCTCAACGGCGATCCTCACGTAGAAGGATTATTGAACGCCCACATGAAGAGCGAGTGGTTAAAGGTAAGTATAGAAGAAACGGAGAAGCCTTATGGCTTGGAAAAAGGGACAAAGCGGAAGACCGATTGGAACGCCCGTAGTCAATCCCCTGTCGAAACCCCCTAAAGCAGAAGAATCCTTTACTTTTGCTTTAAGAGAAGCGATATGTAACAACAAATTTACAATCACTCTCAAAGACGGGTCTAGTTTCTCTGAAATCCCGAAGGTGGAGATGGCGAAGTATCTGGCACAGGTGATGATGACCGGTACTATGAGGCTTCCTACTGGTCTTGAAATGAACTTCACCGCCAAAGAGTTCCTTGAAACCTACTGGAATATTGTGAATAGAATTGACGGCCCGCCCGTACAGATGGTTGACCAGACCAATAGAAATATTTTACAATTTGATGCACAGGATACTATCTTTGATAAGGCAAAAGTAGAAAAAACAAATGAAGTGGAGTGAACTGTTCGTGCCTACCCCGAAACAAAAAGTCGCTCTTGATGCAATAGCGCGGAGTGAATATGTATTGTATGGTGGGGCTAGGGGTGGCTCAAAGTCACATCTACTTCGATGGTGGCTGTTACAGTTCCTTATTGAGATGTACAAGCAGGGTTACGAGAACGCACGTGTTATGTTGGCTTGCGAGAGTTACCCCGTTCTACAAGACAGGCAGGTGTCCAAGATTTCTACCGAGTTTCCTCAATGGTTGGGTGAAGTAAAGACTACCAAGACAGAGGGACTAGGGTTTTACGTAAGACCCGAATACGGTGGTGGCGCAATCATGCTCCGCAACCTTGACAATCCAGAAAAGTACATGGGCGCAGAGTTCGCGGCTATCGGCGTAGACCAGATAGAGAAGATAAAGAAGGATACGTTTGACATTTTAGTAGGCTCAAAACGATGGCCTAACTTCAAGCAAACTAAATTCGTTGCTACCGCTAATCCTGGTGGGTATGCGTGGGTGAAACAGTTATGGATTGACCGTAACTTCCCCCCAGAAATGGCACACTTTGAAAGCAAATTTGAGTTTGTTCAATCTTTACCAAAAGACAATCCCTATCTTGACGAGAGTTATTGGGAAGGTCTACGGATGCTCCCAGAACAGATCCAAAAAGCGTGGATTGATGGCGACTGGAATGTGTTTTCAGGACAAGCCTTCCCGCAATTTTGTGACGACCATATCTGTGAACCATTTGAAATACCTGAACATTGGATGAAATTCAGAGGAATAGACTGGGGATACACAGCACCATTCGCTTGTGTGTGGATTGCTAAAGACCCTGCTTCTGGACGTATTTACCTTTACAGAGAACTTGTAAAGACAAAGTTAATGGACAGGTGGCAGGCTAAATACATCAGAGAATCCACTCCACCACAAGAACATATCGCTGCTTCTTTCGCTGATCCTAGTATGTGGACACCTAATACTAAGGGTAAAGAAGAAGTTACAAGTTCTGTAGACGAGTATTTGAAAGAAGGTGTTTATCTCACTAAAGGGGATAATAATAGACTTTCTGGTAAGAGGAAGATGGATAGAATTTTAGAGAAACTTCCCGATGGGCGACCAGGATTCATGGTCTTTAATACCTGTAAGGAGTTCATCAGAACCTTCCCATACCTCATGTTGAATGACCCAGATAAGGGAGATGTGGAAGATGTGGCAAGCAAGGGTACTGATGACCATTTGTATGACGCGACCAAATATAGCCTGTCTAGTTTGAGGACAGACATCAACCCGATAACAAGAACAGTAACAATGAATCCGTATATGAGGATTAATAATATATGAGGTACATAAATGGCAGATAGCAAAACGATTAGCGACCCTAAAATATTCCAAGATATTCAATCTCACGCCACGCAGTTGAAGGCGAACTACGGTACTCGTAACACGAAGTTCAAAGAGAACGAGAAGATGTACGCTCTTTCGGATGACGATGTTCCAAGTGCTGACTGGATTAAAAAGACACTAGACCCAAGCCCTCGAAATAAAATTCTTGGAGCGCAAAGACTTCTAACTGCCACCACTCCGAAGTGGAGCGTACCCAGAGAATTGAATGTTCCCGAAACCGCACAGAACGCCACCCCTATTGAGAAGATAGCACAGGCTATTACGTGGGCTTCTTCAAGGGTTGCGAAGAAACCTATCTGGTATGAACCTGTCTTACACGCTTTATTGTATTCAGAGGTGGTTATTAAGGCTATTTCAGTCAAAGACCTGGTAGATTCCGCCACCACAGAGGGACAGAAGAAACGCGCTGAACGTATTTACAAGACAACTCCTATTTTGTTTCAAACGCTTAACCCTGCCAACTGCTACCCCGAAACGGATATTATGGGAATGAGTGCTTTCTACTCAGAAAGTCTGATTACTTGGGGCGACTTCAAGGCAATGCACGGTGATGATGTTGCCAATGGACTGGCTACAGACAAGAAAGTCTATGAAAAAGTAAGGTACAACGAGTATTGGAACGAAACTTATCATTTTATATGGTTGTCAGAGTTTGCCCAAACACCAGTTCTAGCAGTAGAACACGGTCTTTCAGAAATTCCTATTGTCGATCAGTTGTGCGAAGGGTCTGAAACATTCGCAGGAACAAACATCCAGACACGCCAACCCTTCTTATATGGGGTAAATGAGAGTGGATTGTGGAAACGACAGAACCTAGTCCTTACTTTGATGAACAGTTTGATGTTCTCTGTAGGCTCTAACCCCTTGTTTGTACATAACACATCCAATCCAGATGCCGATTTGAGGATAGATTACTCTATTCCTGGTGGTGTTATCCATCTTATGAAGGAGGAAACGCTCACACAGTTGAGTAAACAGGTGATTGACCCTGCTTTCCTACAGTTATTGGACGTTGCAGACAAAAAGAGTGAGGAAGCGACCATATTTGGACAGACTTTAGGCGAACCTTTGGGTGCAAATGCCCCATTCTCGATGGTTTCCCTATTATCACAGTCAGGAAGGCTACCTTTGATACCTTATCAGAGGGCAATATCCTTCGCTTTAGCAGATATTATGAAGATTTCGTTGGATATGCTTAAAGGAACAGGCAAACAACTACAAGTTACTGGTGAAAAGGGTGTTATCGAGTTCTATGCCAAAGATATTCCAGAATCCTTTGAGTTAGACTGCACACTTGACATAGCAATGCCTACAGATGAGCGTCAGAACGTGGTAATGGCAACACAGGCTACCTTCGGTGAGAATCCTCTGGTATCAATGAACTACGCAAGAGAGAAATGGTTAGGAATTGACCAACCAGACGAGATGGCAGAAGAAATCATGGCAGAAAAAGAAATAATGATGACGTTGCAGAACGACCTTATGCAGAAACTTCAACCACAGTTACCAGGTGGAGAAGCTGAATCCCAGATGAGGGGAGCGGAAAACACATCTACCCCTAGCCCAGGCGTGACCGGACTTCCTATGTTGAATGAAGTCGCTGCCCCTGGCGAAGCTAATATCCAAAATCCGCTCCCCTTCTCTGGACAACCCCCACAAGGCGGACAAACGCCTGGACAGGTAGGTATGGGTGGATAAACGAAATCTACAATCAGCACGATTGAAAGCAAAGGCTAGGCTTGCCAGACACAATGACAAGAAAGTTACTGTTAATAGTGAAGAAGAAGAATTTAAGAAAGCGTTTATCAAGAATCTTATGAAAGACCCTGTTCAAATGGAATACGCAATGAAGAACAGCCCAGAAGCAATGAGCAGATTATTAGAACGATATTCACTAAAGGAGTAGAAGATGGCACTGACACAGCAATCAGACGGTACGAGTTACAAAAAACCAATAGGCAATAAAAACAAGGGCAATGGCTCTAAAAAACAACCAACCATACCGTTGCCAAATATGGGCGCACAGGTTGGAAAGAGCGGCGGCAACGCACAACTTGGAAAGCCAGGTCAGTACAACCCAAGTTCACAAGACTTGTTACAGAAATACGGTGACATTTCTGACAAGATGCCGTATGCAGGAATGACAGGCAACTCGTCAGAAGCGCAGGCTAACCCACTTCCCTATTATGGCAGAGACATACCAATGCCTATCAACCCACAGTACGTTGGTCAAAGGCGATTTAGCGGATATGACTACCCCATGATGGCCGATTCTGCTCGATGGAACGCTATCGGAGAAGATTATGGGTATGACATGAGAGACTTGATAGATTCTCGCTTCCCTGGTGGCGTAACACTTGAGGATATTCTTGCTTATCTTCCAGACAACTACGCGTGGTTACAACCAGAAGAAACAAGCCAAATGACCCCTGGAACACAAGACCCCAATGGTGGCGGTAGCGGTGGTTATGGTGGTTATGGTGGTTATGGTGGTTCATACATCCCTATGCCAGACTACAGCACTTGGGGTGGTGGTGGATATGGTAATAACAATGGATACAGGGATAGTGGCTTGGTGAACTGGAGAATCTAGTGTCCGATGAGTACATTCCGATCTATAAGGGTTATGCGCCAGGTAAAAAGCCGCCTCTAGCCAAACAACCAAGCACTCCAATCATACTGCCTTCTGTGGAGAAGAATACTCCTATGACAGAAGCAGAGCGCCAGTCATTCTATAAAATGTCTAACTCTGAGAAGATGGATTATATCTCTCAAAGGCAAAAGGGATTTAAGACTGACGCAGACTACTTCCCTAAAAACCCATTACAGAACGTCCATGTAATGAATCAAGCACAAAAATTGAATGTGTCTATCTATCCTACTTTGCCCGATATGGGAGCAAATGGTTGGGAGTATCAGAAACAAAACCCATCCAGACCTCTTGGTTTTTGGGAGAATCCACAGCGTATTGTCCGCTTCAAAGACTACATTGACAAGAATCCAACAGCAGTTCTTCCAGAGTGGTTGAATAAAGACGTAGTTAATACGGCTTATGAGTATCTAAAGTATGCCAATAACTATGCTTCTCCTGACCAATGGAAGGCACTACCAGAAGATTCTCCGGTTGCAGAAGTTCTACGCGGATTCCAAGAACCTCCTATACCAGAATCACATTTCTACAATAGCATAACAGACGACACCACAGTTCCTC